AAGTTGGATTCCCAGACAATACCCTGGCCGGATGTAAGTTGGATGTCGTCGGTCGCACTGGCCGTGCCGTTGGTATCAATAAACACTGTCCCGCTGGTGCATTGCACAAGCAGGTAATTGCGGGTGGAGTTGGTCGCAAACAAGGTTCCGTTACTGGTCGAAACCGTCAGGGTTCCGGTGCTGGTCGTTCCGCGAACAGAGGGAATCCCATCCGCCACATCCGCCTGAAGTGTGGTAAGCAACGCCTCGATCTCGGTGAGATTGGCGTTGATGGACATGGTTCCGCCGGAAAGCGGTCCCAGGCTCTCAATAATCGTGTTCCACTGGCGGCCCATTATTTTGTCTCCATTGCGTCAACTGCGCTCTGCATCGTTGGGGTATTAGGGTAGATGGTTTCCGGGAAGTCGTCAACGCCCTGCTCCGGCTTGCACCCGGCAAGCAGAAGGCAGAGCGTCAACGCCCTAACCACAAAATTAGTCCTTGCGGACGTAGATTGCGATAGGCCCGCCAGACGTCAGGATGACCTGGGAGATGTCTCCCACGACGGTCGCGCCTGCCGCAATGGCAAGCCCGGTATGCGTCACACCGCTGATGGTCAGCCCGATGGTGCCAACCGAAAGAGCGGTGACACCGTCGAAAGATCCGTCATTGGTGGAAGCAGACGTCGCAATGGTCGTCCCCGCCTCACCCAGAGTAAGTCTGGATAGAAGTCGCATTAGCTGTGCAGCGCGATGCGGTAGGAAGTGCCGTTGAGGGTCACGTTGAGCGAAGCCGGGGCTGTCGCAACGGTGTCAACCGTGCCGCCGCTGGAAGCCGCAGTGATCTCAAACACATTGGTAAAGCCCTCGGAATTGAAGCGCAGAGCGCGACCCTTGGCCTTACGTTCGGAACGTACAAATTCTTTCGCCATATTAACTCCTTTTAGCCGCCGCACGTTTGATGCTATCTGGCGTGTACCGGCTCTTGAATCTACTGCCAAGTTTTTGTTCCTGGCGGTAATACCCCTTCATAAGATTTGTTTGATTGACTCCCAGCGGGTTGTCGAGGGGTTCGCCAACCCCCACCAGGCTCAATCTTTGTGGCACTTGGAATCTTTTAAGGTAACGAGGGACTGAGTCCCGTTCCGCCACCGTCTTCTCCAGTTCGACGACAGATCCGTTGCGGGTGTCTTCGTACTGGTAGACAGGCATTAGGCGTAGTTCTCCTTGTCGGATTCCTCGGCCATCTTCATCATTCGGTCTTCCTCGGACATCTCAGGCTCCTTGGATTCCTCGGCTTCAGGCTCCTCGGACATCGCATTGCTCACGCTCACGATGGCCATTTCGCCGTCAATCCGCTCCACCTTGCCTTCGAGTTCCACCATGTCGCCGACTTCAGGGGTGGCGTTTTCCTCGCCCTCACCGAGTTCGAACATGGACAGAGGAAGCTTAACCATACCTTCTTTCATCGACTTCTCCTTGGTGGAAGGAGCGGGGGAGGTTTTACCCTCCCCCGCCTTCCGGGGACCCATACCGATAATCAGCATGGTTCCCATTAGAATTACGAGTAGTTCGACTTGCTGAACAACACGCGGAAGAACCGGGTGTCGAGCTGCTTGGCCGCGTAGAACGTCTTGAAGGACGCCACGACGCGCTGGCCGTAGGGGTCGGACTTGTCGGCTGCGTCCAGAATCGTGACCTTCGGAGCGAAGGGCGAACCGGAGGCGGCGACCGAGGACAGGCTCGGAACGCCAAACGCACCGCCGCCGAGCAACACGTTCGCGTAGACCGCGCCGGTGCTGACAGTGGCTTCACCCACGCCGGAGGCGCTGGTGTTGAACGTCTGAACGTTGGTGGAGCTAATCACGCTCACGCCGAACAGTTTGCCAGTTTCGCCCTTGAAGATTTGATCCGGGGCGGAGTAGCTGGACACCTTGAGCCAATCATCATCCTGCTGGAGATCGCGGATAACGGCAGGGTGCGCCACGAGGGCGTAGCCGTCCTTGATCTTGGGAGCGCGGGCGATGAACAGGCTGGTCGCACCGTCCAGAAGGTCGGTGGCGGTCATGCTGCTGTTGGGTGTGGAGGCCGTGCCGAAGGTCGTGCCGTTGGTGCCGTTTTGGGCATAACGAGCGTAGGACTTCGTGGCAACACCAGTACCGGTGCTGGTCGAGGAATCCTGAACCAGGGCGCGGTGACAGAGGGTGTCGGCGTGCAGAGCGGCGTCTTCGCCAAGCTGCTTGGTGGCCTGGGCGAGGTGGCTGAACAGCTCGGTGGCCAAGAGAACGTCCGTGAGGATGATCTTGGAACCGTACTGAACGAGGGTCGCTTCGACCGAGGAGAGCGTCAGATCGCGCTCGTCACCGCTGGAAGGCGTGGTGCCTTCGGAGAGGTTGGCGATAGCGCTGATGCTCGGGTCAGAGAACCGGAAAAACCGGATCGTCTTGTTCCCACCCGTTTTGGTCGGGTAGGGGGTTTTCATGGCAAACTGCTCCATCTGGAGCAAGGGGAGCGCACGCTCCAGCAACGCCTTCGAGAAGTACGTCTGGAACTGCGCGGTTACTGAACCAGTAGTGACCATTTTAGTTATATCCTTTGTTGTGACTAACCGTTCCGATCAACCTCGCCTGCCATCCTCATCAATTCACGTTCCTGCTCGTCTAGCGAGAGTTCGTGGAAAGCCTTGGTCTTGGCTGGCGCTGACGGCTGGCTGGAAGCCGGGGTCGTCGCTTTTCTGAGTTGAGCGAGTTCTCGCTCATACTCTGCAACCTTCTTCTCCAAGTCGGAGGCGGCCTCCGCTTTCAATTTGACCTTGGCGATACCCACCGCATCGTTGATCCCGTTGGGATAGTTGCGGAGGATCGCATGGTTCTGAAGCATTTCAGATACGGCCTTGTAGAGCTTGCTGCCGGAATCCTTGAGTTCGGGATTGGCCTCAACCTCTTTAAGCAGATTTTCGTCCCAAGCCTTCTTTAGCTGTCCTTGGACCCTGGCTTGGCTTTCCTTCTGCTCTTCAGCCTCGACTTCGGTGGCTTTTGTCTCAGCGAGCTTTGCAAGATCGTCGCGGCCTTCTTCACGATAGCTCTTTGCCGCCTCCCGGTAATCGTCCGCGCTAAAGCGTCGATTTCCCGTTTTCGGCGTTTCAGAACCAGGCTGTGAAGTCTCCCGCTGGGCTTTCGCCTGTTCGATGGCTTCACGTTCTGCTTTGAGTCTTGCTCTTTCCTCTTTGACATTTTCCCACTCTTTCTCAAGTCGAGAAAGCGATCTCTGGTATCGGGACGGCTTCTTTTCCTCGGAAGCCGACTCCGACTTGGTTTCATCAGGTTGCGTTGTTAAAGAACTTTTTGCCTCTTTGGATTTCTCCTCGGTGGCCGAAGCTTCACTCGAAGCCTCTTGTTTGACTTCGGCTTTTTCGTCAGTCGCGGGTTGCTGATCGGTATCTCCGCTGGAAGTTTCGTTTGTTTCCGCCTTCTCTTTCGGCTCATCCTCTGGGATCGTTTCCAATCCTGCATCGGCGGCAGCCGCAAGTTTCAGCATATCCAATTCCGTCACTTCTTTCGAATCGGCCATTTTGACCCTTTCTTACACCGCTTGCCGGGGAGTCATTCCGACAATAGGGCAATGAACGATTTTAATCTTCGGTCTCACCGCCATCGTTCAGGGTGGTGGCCGAGTTTAATTTTTGGGTTGAGAGCGATTCGAGAACCGCGACACAACCTCTAAAACCTTTAGCATACCCACAAGCGTCTGCAAGTTTCTGGCCATCTTTCATTACAGCAGATGAGTTCTGGCGCAGGGTTAGGTTAAGCAGAATCAGGCTAATCCGCTTGCCGGTTGGCGTTCCCAAGAACGCAGTCCAAGCCTTCTCGTCCTCATCCTCCCACTTGGGTTCGTCTACCCACTCCTGGTTGCGGATGAAGGCTAGGATGGCTTTAAGCTTTCTCATAGTGCTACCGCCCAGCTATCCCCTTGGAATAGCTTGAAATCGACCTGCCCAATAGTCTCGGATAAAGCCTTCTGTACAGCCGGGAAGGACCAATCGTGGCCAGCCAAGACCCCGCCTTTACGCAGTTTCGGCTTCCACCCTTGGATGTCTGCCACAACCGCTTCATACCTGTGATCGCCATCAACATAGATTAGATCCAACGATTCATCGCCAACAAACTCCAGGGCGTCAAGGCTTTTTCTTTGTATGGAAGAAACATTTCCAAGACACATGGTTCTGTCCTGAAAAGCCCTAAAAACAAACTTCATGGGACACTGGTG